AGAAAATTTATTGTTTTTCATGATACACAAACATTTGGTGTTGTTGGTGAACCTTATACGGTTAATATTGAAAATGGATATATAGAGAATCCTTTAGGACTTTTGCCAGCAATTATAGAATTTATGATTGAAAATCCAGAATGGAAATTTAAAATTCATAAAACAAATAATAATGGTCTCACAGTAATACAAAAAACATTTTTATAATTTGGAAATTTAGTATGGCTCATCAGCAACAGAGAGATTTTGTAGAAAAAGTAAAGAGTAAAAATCCATCTTTTTTTAGAGATAAAAAAGTTTTAGAAGTCGGAAGTTTGAATATAAATGGAACTCTTCGTGACTTTTTTCAGAATTGTGATTATACTGGAATAGATGTTGGAGAAGGACCTGGAGTTGATTTAGTTTGTTATGGGGAAAACTATGATGCACCAGATAACACCTACGATGTAGTATGTTCTGGGGAATGCTTCGAGCATAATCCCAAGTGGTTAGAAACATTTGAAAATATGATTAGGATGTGTAAAAAAGGTGGATTAGTATTTTTTACTTGTGCATCTGAAGGAAGACCAGAACATGGAACAACTAGAACAGATATAGAGTCTTCTCCATTTACTGCCGAATGGAATTATTATAGAAATTTAAATGAAATAGATTTTACCTCTAAAATAAACTTTGACAACTGTTTTGACGATTATCAATTCGAATACAATCCAGTCACCTGTGATTTATATTTTTTTGGAACTAAAAAATCTCGTATAAAAAAAATAGTTGATTTTTTCCCATATTTTGACCCAACAGGTAGAGAACTTCTCGAACTTAGGATCAATATGCTTAAGGATTATGTTGATGAGTTTGTAATTTGTGAGTCTAATAAAACTCAAAGTGGGATACCTATAGAGTATAATCTTAGGAATGTTATAAGGGAATATAATCTTCCATCGGAAAAAATAAAAATAATAGATTTGGATATACCAGAAGAAGAAAATCTTGAAATTAAAGATATTGATGTATATAATTGTTCTGAAAATTATGATTTTGAGAACATAAAAAATGGAAAAAATTTAAATTCAATAAGAGCAAGAGTCCGAGAGAGGATGCAAAAAGATTCCATACTTTCCGTTTTGGATCAATATGATGATGATACAGTTTTTATTCACAGTGACTCTGATGAAATTATCAAACCAGAATCAATAGAATGGATAGCAAGTGTAGTTAAAGAAAATCAAAATAATATTATTAAAATTCCTCTTGTCCATTTAGAGGGAAGAGCTGATCTAAGAGTTTATTATAAAGACACTAATATCCCAAAACCCTGGGATGGTGGGATGTTCTTAGCAACAAAAAAACAATTAAAAATTTGCAATCCTTCATCAATTAGATCTAATGTTTTAAATAAATTTCCAATAAACTATCTTGTTCAAGATGGAAATATAATTCAAGATCTTGGATGGCATTTTTCTTGGATGGGTGATGTAAATAAAAGGATTGAAAAATCAAAAGCATTCTGTCATTATGATGATGAGTTTTCATTTTTATCCTTTAAAAAATATGGATCAGAAGAATCTATAAAATCATTTTATGAGAATGAACCAGAGGAAGGATCTATATCTCCATCAGGAGTATCTGATTCTATTTTAAAAAAATATCCAAAAAATGAAATACCAAAAGAAGTTTTTAATCTTTCTAGAGTTAAAGCATATTTACTTCCTACGTATGAAAACCAATATAATTTTTCAATATCTTCCGATTCTAAGAAAATTCTTTGGATAGTTGATAATTTTTATGAGAGACCAGACGAGGTAAGAGAATTTGCATTGAATCAAGAATATGTTGAAGGTGGATTTGGTAGAGGATTCATCGGACGTAGGACAGAGAAGCAATTTTTATTTCCAGGTCTTAAAGAAAAATTTGAGGAAATTATTGGAATGGAAATTACAGAATGGGAAAGTCACGGTATGAATGGAAGGTTTCAAAATGCTCATGCGGGAGAACCTTTAGTTTGGCACTGCGATAGTCAAAAGTGGGGAGGTATGCTATACTTGACTCCTGATGCCCCATATCAATGTGGAACTACTCTATATGCTCATAAGAAAACTAGAGCAAGAAGTTATTATGATGAAGGGTGGGATGCTGCCTGGAAAGACATTCCAGGAGATCCTCATCTAGATGGAACACCATTCGAACCAGTGGATGTTCTTGGAAATGTTTATAACCGTCTAGTAATTTTTGATGCAAGCAATATTCATTCTGCTTCTGAATATTTTGGAACAGTAATGGAAAATTCTAGACTATGGCAAATGTTCTTTTTCGATACTTAATTTTATGAATTTTACAGTTTATTCAAAATACGGTTGTCCTTATTGCGTTAAGGTACTTCAAGTTCTCAATACGTTGAGTGTAAATAAAGGTTATCAGATCACAGAGTATGTTTTAAATACTCACTTCACTCGTGAAGATTTTTATGCAGAGTTTGGAGAGGGATCTACTTTCCCTCAAGTAGTTTTGGCAGATAAGCATCTTGGAGGTTGTTCTGATACTGTTAAATACTTAAAGGAAAATAATATGCTTTGATGACTTCTATAAATAAAGGTGATTCCTCGCAAATCAATCGAGGTGTTGAATTAATATTAAGGAGAGAAAACCGTAAATCTAAAACATTTCAATATTGTTTTGAGAAGGTGGTCTCATTCTTTAATAGAGAAGTTACCATCTACTTTAATTTTTCCTTTGATATAAGGAAGCAAAAGTAGTATAGGAGAATTACAATGTTAGCAATCACCTTGGTCTTTTCAGTTCTTTTTGTTATACTAGCACTCTCTATTGGAGTGATAGGTGGATGGGTATTTAGAGAGTATGTTTGGTCTAGAAGACCTGAAAATCTGCATCCAGAATTATTTGATGCAGATGGAAATGTTTATCCCGATGAAATCATTGCTTTTAGATTTGAGCAAGTCGATCCAGAGGAAGATTACGAAGATTAATTAATGGAGATTTAAGAATGAAGTTACCACCAAATCAATTGGTGTCTGAAGTTATTCAAAGAGCATCAAACGCAAAAACTAGAGAAGAGAAGATCGAAATTCTTCGTCATTATGATAGTCCAGCATTAAGGGCAGTTTTAATTTGGAACTTCGACCCAAGAATTGAATCAGCAATTCCTAATGGAGAAGTTCCATATACTCCAAACGATGTTCCTGCTGGAACAGAACACACTAGATTGATTCACGAATGGCAGAAATTTAATCATTTTGTGAAAGGAGTTAATAACCTCAATCAAACAAAACGAGAAGTTCTTTTTATTCAGTTGTGTGAATCTCTTCATAGTTCTGAAGCAGAACTTCTTTGTTTAACTAAAGATAAGCAAGTTCATAAAAGATATAAAATTACTAAAGCAGTAGTTCAAGATGCTTTCCCCGAGATTGTTTGGGGGGATGAAGATTGAAAATCATTCATAAGAATTGTGATCCAGTCACTGCAAAGGATAAGAGTCTTCCCCTAGATTCTTATCTTGTTACATATTTGAATGAGGATAACGTTTCTTATGATGTTGTAAAGGCATCATCTAAAGTGTCTATCTTCGATCACTACTATGATAATTATGGGAAAGGATCCCCTATTGATATTAAATGGACTGATGGAACAGTAAATCCAAAACTATGGGGGTCTCAAAAAACTAAAAAGAAGGGATGATGGGAAAGCACTATTTACTTAACTTATATGGATGTTCCTTTATCCTTCTTGATGATGAGAAATGCCTTATAGATTTATTGGAAAACGCAGCAGTTGCTAGTGGTGCTACTGTGGTTCAAACCATCTCTAAGAAGTTTGAACCACAAGGTGTTACTGTAATTTGTCTGTTATCGGAAAGTCATATCAGCATTCATACTTGGCCTGAAGAGGGTAAGGCTGCAGTAGATGTCTACACCTGTGGTGATTGTAATCCCAAGATCGGTTGTGATATCATCATTCAACAACTTTATGCCAAGGATCATACTTTGAGTTATATTGAAAGATAAAATAAATACACTATATCTGGAGATTATATATGCTCTCTACTGCTTATAGATTGCGTCTTGAAGAGATTTGCGATAGGATAGTGAGACAAGAAGAAGTAAGTCTAGAAGATATTATCTGGGCAGAAAAACTTGCCAAGTCAAATAGATCTGCAGCAACAATCTTAAGGCAGGCAAGAAGACGTGCTTCTAATCCAGATATGCAAGAGGGAAGTATGGATGATTTTTTAAATCAACTTGATTTAGGAGATCCAGATCCCTCAAATCATAAGAATAGATTTGGTGGAGTTGATGACATTATTGATTTCTTTTCTGGAGATAAACCAGATGACTGGAGACAAAGAGATTAAAACTGTATCAGATTTTACAAAAGTATTCTTATAGATATAACACGTTCATTTGCTATTCGCAAATAGCAAACGGAAGTAGGGAAACCGAAGGAACGCACTTTTACAATAGTAAAGGAGCACCCTAATGTCTAAAGCAACTTATAGAGGATGTCAGTATAATACTGATGTCCCAAAGGAAGAATATCGTAAGTGGTATTCACAAACACATTCACCAGCACATCCACAAAATACATATCGTGGAGTTTCTTACCGTCCCTGTAATAATCAGGAGGTTGCAAAGTGAATACTTATTTTGTTAGATATCTTAAGAATAAGGATAGAAAGGAAAAACTTCTTAAGATCGCACAAATTAATATGGCAAAGCAACCTCAAGTTGCTTGATAATTCAGAGGGGGACTTGACTTCCCCTCTTTTTTTGTGTAAAATTCGGGAAACACTATTCAACATATGGATGTAGAAAAAATCAAACTCATCGTCAATAATATGGAATGTCTTGTCAGATGTTTGAAGGAAGAAATTTCAAAAGAAGAACAGACTAAAATGGAGTATGAAAATTTCATCACTCCCTATGAAAACAATGACTACGATGAAGTGTATCTAGATGAGAATTAAAAAGATGATGAGACTGCTTAAAGAAGCAGTAGAACAAAAACCTAATCTTTATTCACAAGAAGAATTAAATTATATGAAATCTCAATTGGAGAACATTGAGAAACAGATTAAACTAGCAAAAAGAATGGACTATAGGGGATTTGGTAAATGATTAAACTAATTTCAATCACTCAAGGTGCTGGAGAACTTATCAATGCAAATGCACAAGAGGTTATTTCATATATTGCCAGAGTTAGTAATCCAAGCAATCAATTAAATTTTGATACTTCTGCTGGTCTTCTTAAGTATTGCATCAAGCATGAGCACTGGAGCATCTTTGAACATGCTTTTATGACACTTGAGATTAATACTACCAGAGGTATTGCAGCACAAGTGCTTCGTCACAGATCATTCACCTTCCAGGAATTTTCACAGAGGTATGCTGATACTAATCTGCTATCTGATAAAGCAAAAGTTCCTGAACTTCGTAGACAGGATACCAAAAATCGTCAGAATTCTACTGATGATCTAGATGGTTATCTGAAACTCACACTTGAGAGTGAAATTCAAGAATACTTTATTAAAGGTCAGGCAATTTACAACAGACTTCTTTCTCAAGGAGTAGCAAAAGAATGTGCTAGATTTATTCTTCCCCTTGCAACTCCAACCAGGATTTATATGACTGGTTCTTGTAGGTCTTGGATACATTATATCAATCTTCGTTCTGCCCATGGAACCCAGAAAGAACATATGGAGATTGCTGAAGGGTGTAGAGAAATCTTCAATGAACAATTCCCAGATGCTGCAAAGGCTCTTGAGTGGGTCTAAATAAAATATATTGATTTCATAACTTATGGCAATTTATCCTGTTATTCATGTAGAAACTGGAGAAAAGAAAGAAGTTGAGATGAGTGTTCATGAGATCACTCAATGGTACAAAGACAATCCTGAATGGAAAAGAGATTGGTCTGAAGGTTGTGCAAGTCCTGGAGAGACTGGTGATTGGAGAAACAAACTAATCAGCAGAAATCCAGGATGGAATGATGTACTTGCCAAGGCAAGTAAAGCTCCAGGTTCCCGTGTAAAGAAAATCTAATGGCAAGAAAAAGAAGAAACAATGATTTGCAGCCAATTGGAATTGGCATGACAGCAAAGCAAATGAAGAGAAGGAAACCAATCAATACAGATTTCCTTTGTGATATCAATCCAGTAACACAAAATCAAACTAAACTCTTTGATGCCTACAATTCAGATAAACATTTGTTTGTGTATGGATGTGCTGGAACAGGTAAAACATTCTGTGCTCTTTACCTAGCACTCAAAGATGTTCTCAGTGAGATTACTCCATATCAAAAGATTGTGATTGTAAGATCTCTAGTTGCCACTAGGGAGATTGGTTTCCTTCCTGGAGACCATGATGATAAATCTGCACTTTATCAAATTCCTTATAAGAATATGGTAAAGTATATGTTTGAGATGCCAGATGATGCTTCATTTGAAATGCTCTATGGTAATCTGAAGCAGCAAGAAACAATTACTTTCTGGAGTACATCTTTTATCAGAGGTACAACTTTAGACAATTCAATTATCATTGTTGATGAAGCACAAAACTTGAACTTCCATGAACTTGATAGTATAATTACTAGGGTTGGTGATAACTCCAGAATTGTCTTCTGTGGTGATGCAACTCAAACTGATCTTACCAAGACTAATGAAAGGAATGGTATTCTAGACTTTATGAAAATCATTCAAAGAATGCCTGAATTTGAATCAATTGAATTTGGTGTTGATGATATTGTAAGATCTGGTCTGGTCAAGTCTTATATTGTTAATAAAATAGCAGCAGGTTTCTAATGTTCAATCATTGTAATGTAAGTCTCCCTCAACTTGAGAGGGAGACTATTGATGGAGTTAGATACTATAAAATTCCAGATGAAGATGGAGTTCATAAGTTTGTATCCATCACCTCAGTCACAAGTCATCACAATAGACACATCTTTGAAGACTGGAGAAAAAGAGTTGGAGAGGAAGAAGCAAATAGAGTTAATAAAGCAGCAACAAGTAGAGGAACTGATCTTCATACTTTAGTTGAAAGTCATCTTTTAAATCAAGATCTTCCTGATGTCCAATTAATTTCAAAACATTTATTTAAAATTATTAAACCAGAACTAAACAAGATAAATAATATCTATGCCCTTGAAAGTTCTTTGTATAGTAAAGTTCTAGGAATTGCTGGAACTGTAGATTGTATTGCTGAATATAATGGAGAACTTTCTGTTATAGATTTTAAAACTTCAAAGAAAGCAAAGCCTGTAGAATGGATTGAGCATTACTTTGTTCAGGCAGCAGCTTATGCTTGTATGTTTTATGAACTTACCAACATTCCAGTCAAGAAACTTGTTATTCTTATGGCTTGTGAAGATGGAGATTGTGTTGTCTATGAGCAATATGACAAAACAAAATATATCAAACTTTTATCATCTTATATCAAGGATTTTATAAACTCTAAACTAAAAGAATATGGAAAATAAATTAGAAAAAGCATTAGAGACAAAGTTTTTATGTCAAGCAAAATTTTCTAATATCATTGAAGACTTGGTAAAGGTCAATAGTGATATGAATTATATTGATGCAGTAGTATACTATTGTGAGCAGAACAATATAGAAGTTGATTCTGTATCCAAATTGATTAGCAAACCACTTAAGGAAAAACTTAAATGTGATGCTATTAATTTAAACTTTTTGAAACGTACATCTAGAGCTAAACTTTTGATAT